AGGAGATAGATTATTTGAGATTAAGTTTGTAGAACATGAGAAACCATTCTATCAGTTAAAGAAGAATTATGTATATGAACTCAGATGTGAGCTTTACAGATATGAGGATTCTGTTGTTGATACTGGAGTGGGTGATATTGATGATAACCTAGAGAAGGCAGGATACATCGAAACACTGACTCTTGTATCTTCTGGAACTACAGCAGTCCTTACTACTGGTATTGTTGATGGTGCATTAAGTCAAGTTACTATTACTAATACTGGAAATAATTATACCAGTCTTCCAAGGGTTGCTATTTCTTCTGCTCCTTCTGCAGGATTGACTGCTGTGGGTGTAGCATCTATGAGAAATGATATAGTGGATTATGATGGTGAGACATCTTTTAGGATAAGGAGAATTGATATTATCAATCCAGGTTATGGATATACTATAGGTCAAGAACCAGAAATCTATACAGTTGGTGGAGGTGGAGAAGGATTCGCTGCTACTACTGGTATATCTAATGGTGCTATTGGAATAGTTACAATTACCTCTGGGGGTACTGGATACTCTACAGTTCCATTAATAACCTTTACAGGAGCACCTGTAGGTGGTACAACAGCAACTGCTTTAGCATACATAAACAGTGTGGGTATTGTTACTCAGATTGGTATTACTAATGCTGGTGCTGGATATACAGTTGCTCCTACTGCTACAGTAACTGCACCTTATATGGGTGGTTCTGGTAACTATGTCTTCAATGAAGTAGTTACTGGTGCTGCAACTAGTTCTACTGGTAGAGTCAAGTCTTGGGATGCATCTACTATGGAACTCAAAATTTCTATTATTAGTGGTGCATTTAATGATGGTGAGGTTATTACAGGTAGCACATCTGGTGCTGAGTATGAATATCAGAAGGTTTCAGAGTCTAATACAGATGATGGATTTGCTGAAAATACTACCATTGAGAGTGAAGCAGATGATATTATTGATTTCACAGAGACTAACCCATTTGGAATGCCCTAAATAATACACTAGGATTGTAACAATGTTTGAATATTTTTATCACGAAATAATGAGGAGGACCATTATATCCTTTGGTTCTATCTTCAATAATGTTAATATAAACCACGAAAATAGTGATGGTTCTGTTGTTAGTACGACTAAGGTTCCTCTTGCTTATGGTCCTACTCAAAAGTTCTTAGCAAGATTGGAACAAGTACCCGATCTAAACAGACCAGTTCAAATTAGTCTCCCTAGAATGTCGTTTGAACTTAATGGTCTTAGTTATGATCCAGCAAGAAAATCAACGACTACACAAACATTTTTAAAAGGTGTAAAGGGTGATAAAAAGACAATAGCAAAAACATATTTACCTGTACCTTATAACCTAGATTTTGAACTTAGTATCTTCACTAAACTGAATGATGATATGCTTCAGATAGTGGAGCAAATACTCCCATACTTTCAACCTGCATATACTGTATCAGTAGACCTAGTTGATACTATTGGAGAAAAGAGGGATATTCCTATAGTCTTAAATTCTATCACTACAAGTGATGATTATGAGAGTGATTTCTCTACTAGAAGAGCACTAATTTATACTATGAGATTTACTGCTAAGACATACATGTTTGGTCCTGTTAATACAGATGTATCTAAGGATATTATTAAGAAGGCTTCTATTGGATATGTTGCTGGTGGTAAGACAACAACTCCAACTAGGGAAGTAACTTATAGTGTTATACCTAGAGCAACTAAAGCATATGGAGATACAGTTACTACTAACTTAATAGAAAATATAGATTCTAGTATTTCTATTATTAATGTATCGAGTGCTAGTGGTATAGAAGCAACCAATTACATATACATAGATCAGGAGGAAATGTATGTTGAATCCATTTCTGGAACAGCACTAACTGTTAAGAGGGGTCAAGATAATACTGCTGCTGCAGATCATGTAAATGGAGCAGAAGTTAAAGTTATCACAACCACAGATAATGCTGCTATAGAATTTGGAGATGACTTTGGTTTTGATGGAACTATCTAATGACTAAAAACTTTGATGAATTAAATGATGCTTTTAATGTTTCTAGTGATTTAGTATCTACAGAATCCAGTGAAGTTGGAATAACTAAACCAGAGAAACATGAAAGGAGTGATATTGAACGAGATTATGATTATACTAGAGGAAATCTGTACAGTATAATAGAGAAAGGGCAAGAAGCAATTGATGGTATTCTTGAACTAGCTCAAGAAAGTGAAATGCCTAGAGCATATGAAGTAGCTGGTCAGTTAATTAAGAGTGTATCTGATGCTACTGATAAGTTAATGGACTTGCAGAAGAAGTTAAAAGATGTAGAAGAAGAGAAAATTTCTAAGGGTCCAAGTACAGTTAATAATTCATTGTTTGTGGGTTCAACTGCTGACTTAGCAAAGATGTTGAAGTCTGTTAATTTAGAAGATAATAAATAAAGTATAGGGAGAGAAATCCCGCAGTATTTTGATACTCATAACATGTCAGACGACTATAAAAATTTACCATCGATTGACGACTTTTCAGAAAGTTTAGAAGAACTTCCGTCAGTTGCTGAACTTTTAGAAGAAGAAGATTTACCCTCAGTAGAAGGTTATATTGAAAAGGAAGAAGAGATAGAAGAATCAGTACAAACTATAGAAAACTCTGACGGAGAAACTTTTGCTGAAGTAAAAGATATAGTTCCTCCTTGGCCTGAGTTATTACGTCTAGTTAATGACGTTAAAGAAAGTATTCCTGAGATACCTGAGATAAAGTCATATGATAATGAACTACAAGAACTTCTTACTCATATAGAACAGGTAAAGGAAAGTATTCCAGAAGTTCCTGAAGTAAGGTACTATGAAGATGAGATAGAATCTCTTAAGGAAAATATAGAAGGTGTTAGGGCAGATATTCCTAAATTTCCCAAGTGGGTTAATGAAGTAAATGAAGTTCCTGATTTCTCTTGGATTGGGAAGACTTTTAGTGTCATAGATGATGACTTTGAAAAGGTCAATGATAACTTACATACACTTAAGGATACATTTAATCAAGATATAGAAACCCTTACTGAGAATTTAGAACTTAAGGATTTCGAAAAGAAAGTTGAGATTAAAGAAGTAAAGGATTATCTACAAGAAACTAAGGATAAGATATATGAGGAATTGAAAGAGACTGCTCTTAAAATATATGAGCATAGGAATCAGTTTAAAGATGATGATAGGAAGTTAAAAAAGAGTGTATTAAGTAAACTAAATGAAGCAAAGCAGAATATTGAGAAAAGAATAGATGAGTCTAATAGTAAGTATCGTGATTCTAATAAAGAAATTAAGAATTACTTCAATGGTCTTAAAGAAGAAGTTGCTAATCTTCCAGAGGTAAAATACTATGATAAGGATATTAAGAAGTTAAGAGATAAAGCAGAATCTCATACTGTTAATATTGCTGATCTTTATAAGATTGTAGAGGATATAAAAGGTCAGCAAAAAGTATTAAAAGAGGATTATTCTAAGTATGCAGATGGAACAGATCCAGCAAGACCTATAGGACCTGATCCTAAAGAGAAGCAAGGTAATGATCCTCTTACTCCTACAGGAGATCAAAAGTTTGCTACACTTCAAGACCTAGCAGCAAACTACAGACTCTTTGTTAATAGAGTAGAGCAACAGTTATACACCATTGGTGGAGGTGGTGCAGGATTCATCAAAGACCTTGATGATGTTAATTTTGATGCTACTAATAACGACTTATTAATATATGATGGTGATAATTCTAGATGGGTTGGTATTGCTTCTACTTCATTAGGAAGTAGTACTCTTACTGGATTGGATGATGTAGATGATTCTAATTTGGGAGATGGTAGATTTTTAAGATACAATGCTACAGAAGAAGAATTTACCTTTGAACCAGTATCAGCTACCAATTTAGAATTGATTGCTGGTGATATTCAGTCAGGTATATTAACTACTTCTGCTACAGGACAGGCAACTGTGATGTCTATTAGTGCATCTACTTATAGGTCTGTTAGTTATCAGGTACAAGCAGTTCAAGGTTCAAATTATAATATGACAACTATCAATGTTATTCATGATGGAACTAATACATATATGAATGAATTTGGAACTTTGAATCAACCAACAGGCATAGCAACCTTCTCTACAGATATTAATAGTGGTGCTTTAAGATTATTGGGATATCCATCATCTTCTAGTTCTACTACCTTCAAGGTTATATTTACAGCACTGCAAGTATAAAAATTAATAAATATTAAGGTAAATGATGTACTATCATAATGATTTCCTTTCGAGAAGCTACTAAATTACGAGCAAGTATAGGAAATGTTATTGACTGTTATTTGTCTTGGAGAGGAAAGAATTACATGATAAAAATGTTTTTCCCTTCAATCAAAAAACCATCACGCAGAGAAGTTCAGGATCAAGTGGTAAAAG